TCACTTCATACCGCAATCCACCTCAGCACCCAATCGAGAGGCGACCCTGATGGTTGACGACCAGAAATCCCCCAACCCGATCGACCTGCACGTCGGCATGCGGATCCGCATGCGGCGTAAGCAGATGGACGTCAGCCAGGAGGCTCTCGGCGACGCCTTGGGCCTGACCTTCCAGCAGGTGCAGAAGTACGAGCGCGGCGCCAACCGCGTCAGCGCGTCGAAGCTGTACGAGACCGCTCGCGCGCTGAAGACGTCGATCGCCTGGTTCTTCGAGGGCCTGGCCGATCCGATCAAGGGTGTCGAAGGTGCGCCGGATCTGGGCCCCGACCCGATCCTGGCGATGATGGGCGCGCCCTACGGCGCCCAGGTGGCCCAGCAGTATGCCGCGCTGACCAACCTGGACCGCGCGATTGTCGCCGGCCTGGTGCGGCGCTTCGCCGAGGGGACGGGCGATCTGCCCACGGCGGCGCTGGACGCGGGGTTGAGCCACGAAGAGCTCGCCGAACGCGAGGGCCTGGGCGGCGAGCTCGCAAAGCTGACCGAGCAGGCGCGGACGCAGCCCTTCCTTCACGACCGCCGGGTCGCCTGATGGCCGCCCCCGCCGAGATCGCCCAGGACGAGCGCGTGGCCCAGGTGGTGATGGCGATCCTAGTCACGCCGCTGGACCGGGTCCACACCGCCCCGGTCGTGCTGCTGTCGATCGACGAGCCGCCGCTGGGGATTCTGGGCCTGCACGTCGGGGCTCGCCATTTCACCCTGTCGATCGAGGACGCACGCCTTCTGGCCCAGGCCCTGCGGCGCCAGCCCCAGCAGCTGGCGCTGGTCGCCCTGTCGGCCGGCATCGAGGCGGCCGCCAACATGGTCGACCTGATGGAGGCGCGGGCCGTGATCCGCGACCTTATGGATACTCGTCTTCCGGCTGCCGCCAGGGCGCTGTCATGAGCGCGCGGCAACACACCGACTGGCGCTCGGGCCTCCTCCTGGCGATCGCCGTCCTGGCCATCGTCGCGGAGCGGGTGGCGGAGCGCCTCCTGTGACCGTCGTCTCGTTCGCCGACGCCCAGGCCCAGCGCGGCCTCGAAGGCAGCCGGGTCACCCAGGTCGGCGGCCCGACCGCCGACCTGGCGCGCGACGCCACCGCAGGTCAGCTGGTGTTCTGCGACGACGATGACGCCGTCACCATCACCTACAACGAGCCCCGGTGCAGCGCCGTCGCCTACGGCAAGTCGACCCGGCGAATCGTGCTGGACATCGCCCAGCGCCTGGGCCGGCCGCTCGACGAGCTGATGGCCACCAAGACCAGCGATCCCCAGGCCTGGAACAAGGCCTGGATCAAGTCGGCCGCCCCCGAGGACTACGGCCACCGCCTGGTCCACGTCGCGGGCATCAGCGCCGATCGCCTGAACCTGACCCTGGGGCGCCGCATCGAGCGCTTCGAGATGACCGGCGGCCGTCACCAGTATTTCAGCGTGCTGCAGTCGCTCGACGCCAGCTTCTCCCAGCGCGCCGACGCCGCCGTCGAGGCCGCCCAGGCGTCGCTCCCCGACCTCACCCCCGAACCTGGAGACGACGACCAATGACGTCGCAACCGATCACGCCGCTGGTCCTGTCGACCGAGCCTATCCTGCGCCTGGCTGCCCAGGGCGAGGGCAAGCCGATCAGGAGCGGCGACGTCATGGCCGCGACCGGCCTGGACGGCGGCAGCGCCCGCCGCGAGCTGCGCCGCCTGGTCGAGGCCAACCTGCTGTCGGTCGACGGCGAGGGGAAGGGCGGGACGCTCTACATCCCGACCGGAGACACCTACGACGCGGTCGCCGCCCTGGACCGAGCCGCCGGCGTGACCGGCGCGTCGGCCGAGGCCCAGGCTTGGCCCCACGCCGGCTTCAAGCCCAATCCCGACCAGCCGCGCAAGGCGTTCCCGCACGAGATGATCCGCGACCTGGCCGAGAGCATCGTCCAGGTCGGCGGTCTGCTGCACAACCTGGTGGCCTACCCGCCCGATGCGAGCGGCGTTCGCATGCTGCACGACGGCGAGTGCCGCTGGCGCGCCTGCGCACTTCTCCTCGAGGAGGACCGCCTCCCCGAGAGCCTGAAGCTAGGCCTGCCCTTTACCGAGCGCGAAGGGACCGAGCTGGAGATGCTCAAGGTCGCCCTGGTCGCCAACCATCAGCGCGGCGACCTGGCTCCCTGGGAAGACGCTCGAGGCCTGCACCGGGTGAAGGTGTTGACCGGCCTGTCGGCGCGCGGCGTGGCCATGCTGGTCGGCCGCGCCAAGGAAGGCAGCGAACGCGGCGTCAAGGATGTCCAGGAGAAGATCCGCGCGGTCGACCGCGCCTCGGCCGAGGACATCGCCTTGCATGAAGCGGGCGAGCTAAGCTGGGAAAAGCTGCGCGACAACATCCGTGAAGCCCGGACGATCAGCCCCCATGCGGCGCTGGCGATGGCCGAACTGCGCTGGAAGGTCGAGCGCGACGGCCGCCATCCCGGCGACGACGTCGACACCTGCTGGGTGCTGTCGGACGGGCAGGGCGATCGCTGGGGCAGCCATCGCGAACTGGTGGAGGCCCGACTGATCGAGACGACGGGCCGGTTGCTGAACGGCATCCTGTCGCCGCTGGTCAAGATCACCGAACAGGGCGTCGCCTGGCTGAACAAGGCCGCGCCGCTGACCGCCACCCGGCTCGCCGCCGGCGACGACGACCAGGCGCTCGACTACCTCCGCCACGGATGGGGGCGCATGGAGGGCGCTCTCGCGGGCCCGGGCCCCGACGTTGATGAGGGCTTTGTTACGCCCTGGCTGAATGCGGCCGCTCTACAGGCCCAGATCGAGCGTCGCCGCGCGGGCCTTCCCGATCGGGATCCGGACCAGGTCGACCTGGAGGAGGCGATTGCGGCGAGCTCTGAGGCAGTCGATGCCGCCCCGGGACCCTGGAGGGAAGGCGACGATCATGAAGCATGGGTCCGCAAGAAGCTTCGACATGCCCTCGGCAGCATCAAACCGCGTGACCTGTTGGCCGTCGTGGAACTGGCCGACGCCTGCCACTTCAAGCCCCAGGGGGAGCAGAGCCATGGATACGCGAGAACGAGGACCTGGTCGTACGAAACCCCGCCGGGCAAGCCGCAGGCGCTGATCTCCGAGTACGGCTGCGGCGGCGGGTCGGGTGGCGGTGAGCCTGAGTATAGCCAGGTCCACTCCGCCACGCTCGAATGGCTGACGGACAACGGTCTCTTCAAGCCGGAAGGCGGCGGGGCGCGCAGCGCGATGCTCTATCGCGTTCGGCAGGGCGTGTCGCAGAGCGGCGCCGATCAGTGCGAGGTGACGGGACGCTATCACACGAGCTGGCTGAACCCGCCGGCGGAGCCGAAGGCCGAAGTTCGGTCCGAGGCAGTCTCCCTGTTGAAGGGCACTGGGTCGCAAGTCGACGAGAACCGGATGCGAGCCTTCGGGTGCCTTACGCCCGCCGAGATCTGCCAACTTGTCGAGCTGGCCGACAAACAGTTCTTCGAGGGTGTCGAAGAGGGCCAGTGGATTGGCTGGGCGGCGGTGACCGATCAGGGCCCGCTTGGCGTGCGCGGCAACTTGGCCATCTTAGGCGGCGGGCAAGGCTTTGGTGCAGGCCGTAGCTACGCCAGGATCGGCAGTGCGATCCGCGAGTTTCTCGAAAAGAAAGACCTTTTCCCCCGCACGCCCCGGTCGCGGGTGACTGTCCTATTCGAAGCCCGACTGAAGGCCCACGGCGTGCTTAGGGCGAGCGAGGCGGAGGAAAGCGGGCGCTACGTCACCGAATGGCTGAATGATCGCGCTCCGGCCTTGGAGGTGTCGATTAGCGCTGCTGACCCTGACCTCGAGGACGAAACGCCAACCGGACGGCTCATTCGCACTGGCCGGCGCGCCGCTCAGCTGATCGTCGCGCACTATGACAGCCTCCAAGCCGACCCGGCCGCGACCGAGGTATATCGCCAGCTGAGCGAGGCCCTCAACGCGGCCGAGCTGGAGAACCGGGCCCGGATCGAGGCCATGCTTGCTCCGCCGCCGGCCGACGAGAGTGTCCTGCTCACCTTCAGGGTCGGTGACCTGGTCAACAACGGCGGGGCCAGCGACTACCGCCTGATCTCGCGCAAGGATCACCACGACAGCCGGGTGTTCGACTTCCTCGTCCAGCCGATCCTGAACGGCAAGGAGCATGGCGGCGTCCGGGCCCTGAACCTCAACCAGATCCAGCGCCTGGGCGGCCACAACATCAAGACGCCGACGCCGACTGCCTTGGCGCTGCAGTCCGGAGCGCCGCTGCCGGCAGCGGAAGTCGAGGCGCCCGAGCCCGAAGCGGAGCCCGAGGATCCCGAACGCGACGCCATCAACCAGGATGAATACCGAACCTGGATTGCCGACGCCCTGGCCACCAACCACCAGGCCGACCCCGAGGCCGCGCCCGGGTTTGCGATCGAGGCCTTCGACAACCAGACCGGCGGAGGCACGGGGATCAAGTTCTTGGCCACGCCGGGCACGTGGCGGCGCGCCGACGCGGCCTTCGACGCCGCCGACTGGGCCGCCGAGAACCTGCTGGCCGGCCTGAGGATCGAGCACGATCAGACACAAACCCAAGGGGAGGAAGCCGATGTCGTCGCCTGATCTGAAGATCACCGAGGTGGTCGAATGGCTACGCAGCCAGGCGCTGCGCTACGTCCTCATCGCCCAGGATCATGCCGGGCGGGCCGAGTTGATCAGCGCAGGGACCGACAAGATCCCGGCCCAGCCCAAGCGCGGCGCCGACCTTCAGCGCTGCGCCGAGGAGGCCAAGACCTTGGCCCAGCAATTCCTGGGCTACGCGACGGCGGTGTCCGCCCTGGCGCCCGCTCACGAGGGCCTGGTGGCCGGCGCGGCGACGCAGTTGCCCGCCACGTTCCTACGTCGCTGCTCGACCGAGGACTATCCCGGCCAGGCCTACTTTCGCCTGTACGGCGGTGACGTGGTGCGAGCGCCGCTCGTATCGAATCCCGCGCCTGCGCCCCAGGCCGAGGCGATCGACACCGCTGCGCCCCAGCGACGCAGCGCCTGAACGTGGCCGATTTCCTCACCGAGCTGATCACGGCCTTGCGCGGCCTGGCCCTGTTCGCCCTGGCCGTCCTGGCCCTGTCGATCGGCGGCATTGGCGTCGTCCGGCTCGTCGAGGCCGCCATCCAGCTTCTCAAGGGACCCGACTTCCGATGACCCCCAACGCCCTGGCCGGCTTCCACGGCCGCCCCGTTCACGACCCCGCGCTCGCCGAGATCCTCGCCTCTTTCCGGAGACCCCGAATGCCCTCATCCGATGTCCGGTTCGCCTTGGTGCGCGAACCGACCAACCCCCTGGCCATGCCGGTCGCCTATCCAATGATGTCGGACCTGGCGCGAGCCATCGATGTCGACCGCGCCGGCGCGGCGATCGAGCTGCAAGACAACGTGCCGCTCAACATCCGCGACTGGGGCGAGGTGTTCGGCGTAGCCGTCTGGACCCTGGGCGAGGGCGGCGATCGCCATCGCTATCTCGGCTGGGCCTGGCTGGACGGCGGCGGTCGCGGGCCGCTCGAGGCCGCGCTGCACGCCCGCTGCTCCACCGCCCCGACCATCGGCCGGGCGCGTCAGGGGAGGGCGGCGGCATGATGCGGCCTCCTTCGCCACCGCAACTCTCGCCCTCGGAGATCGCATGCGTGGAGGCCGCCCGCGCCGCCGGGGTCCGCCACGCCAAGGCGTTCAAGGCCGGGTTCCGCCGCGCGGCCGCGACCATCTGCATCCTGTTCGGTGCGCTCCAAGGGGTCTGCACCATCCTGGACGCCCAGGCCGGGACGGGGGCGGTGCAAACCGCCCTCGGCGTGCTCTGGGCCAGCGCCTGCCTGGTCTGCGGTCTCCACACCATCACGAAGCCGGCGCGGCCGGCCTCGACCGAGGAGGCCTGACGATGGCTGATGAGAGCACGATCGACGCCACGCTCGCGGAGGCTGGACTGGATCCAGTCGGGAAAATGACATGCATCCCGGAAGGCGATGAGATCAGGTTGGCCCAGGGTGATGGAAAACCTGCCCCGACCTATGGAGACCTAAAGGCGGATCGCGATCGCGCGGTCCGCGCTCTTCAACGGGCAGGCTTCGTCGATAACGGCGGGGCGGAATGGAAGCCGCCCTTGGGATCCTGGTTGGGGTTCGGCGTCGGCCGGATCCGTACAGAGCGCGGGCGTCAGATCACGGCTGAAGGCTACAGCCTCGCCGGCGATCGCCAGTACAAAGATGGCCAATTGATGCGCGCCGCCTGGTCTTACCTTGAGGCCGTGATGCATCGCGATGCTTCGACTCCCAGTCACGCGATCGCCAAGGCTCCGCCGCCGATCCAGTGGCCTTGGGACGGCGGTCACTGGAAGCCGAAGAGTGGCCTTAAGGATCTGGCGCGGGCCGGGGCGCTGATCGCCGCCGAAATCGACGTGCGCCTGGCCGACCTAGGCGCTTTCGTGGACCTGGTCGTCGAGGCTTGCGTCGCCGGCGGCGCTGATCGGATCGGGGCCCGGGCGATCGTCGAGACCTCGATCGAGGACGTGCTGGAGAACGAAGGCATCGAGGTCGGTCACCCGGACCACGACTGGGGAGCCTCGGGTGCAGCGGCATACGCCGAGGAGCTGGTCCTGCGTCACTTGGAGGCCGTCCAGTCATGACCTTCGGCTTCATCGAACCCAAGACCTTGCCGCTTGAAGAGGGCTTCACGCCCTACGCCAGTGGCGACGACGAGATCGACTACGACGCCGCCATGCGACTGCCGGAAGGCAAGACGTGCGGCGACTGCGTCCACTGCCGGCGCTGCTGCACGATGTTCGGCCACGTCCCGGGCGACACGTCCTGCGACTTCTACCCGATCCGGTTCAAGGCGGCGGTGACGTCATGACACAGCCCGACGCCCAGGAAGCGATCACGGCCGCCATCGCCACTGCGGATGAGGCTTTCGGATACGAGGTCAAGTTGATCCGGCTAGTAGACGGCGAAAGCACCTACAGCCTCCGGATGGTCGCACATTACAGCGAGCACCCGTCGTACGACGCCGCGACCGCCCTGGTGACCCAGAGGCGGAACACAGCGCGCGCCATCGCCATCCTGGCCGCCCTGCGAGCGACGCTCGCATCCGCGGTCGTCACGGATGACCTGATCGAGCTCGGCCTGATCGGCATCCGCGAGCGCGACGCCCAAGGCTGGAGCGACGAGGACGAGGACCAGATCAACCGTGAACTGACGCGGGCCGTGTTGACTGCCGCCCTTACTGGGGAGGCGGCCGATCATGGCTGATCTCACCGACGCCGCCTGCGCTTTCCTCGCCCGCTTCGTCGGCCGGGGCTGGATCCACGCCGTCAGGGACGACGAGCTGGAGCAAGCCGCCGTCGACCTCGGCCTTCGCCGGTCATGGTTGCGCCGCGAGGGCGACGAGGCCCATTTCACGGCCGCTGGCCGCCAGCATCTCGGAGGCCAAGCGTGAGCATAGGCAACCCCAACCACATCGACGCCCAGTGGCAGTCCTATCGCGAAATCCTGCCGGCCGAGGCCGAGCACGCCCAGATTCTTGAAACCAAGCGCGCGTTCTTCGCCGGCGTCCTGTCGATGTGGAACGCCGTGATGGGGCCGCTGCTCGACGAGGGGGAGGAACCCACACCCGCCGACATGCAACGGCTGGCCGAGATCCAAGAAGAGCTCGACGCCTTCGGTCGGTCGGGAGGGCTGATCTGATGGGCCGCACCTGCCGCCTTTGCGGCTGCACCGACCGCCGCGCCTGCGTCACCGCTGGCATTCCCTGCCATTGGGTGGCCGCCGAGGTCTGCTCGGCCTGCGTCCAGATCCCGGCCGAGCTCGCGGCGCGGTTCGCTGATCTCGATCGACGCCTCAACGCCGCTTTCGCACCAGTCGCCCGGTTCTGGAGCGACGAATACGGCTGCTCCCGAGCGCGGGCTGACCAGATCGAGGACGAGGCGTACGGGGCAGATTTCGAAGAGTGGCGCGCCCAGCGCTGGCCCGCCCTTCGTGCTCTGTGGATAGCGCCCGCCGTTGTCGACAAGCGCTCGAAGACAGGCCAGCTCGACGACCTGGCGGCCGCGTCTCCGGGCAGGAAGGCAGGCCTTCGGTCGCTCTGCACCCTTGCGATCCTTTTCAACCGTCGTGGGGGCGTCAGCTACAGCCGCGCCCTGAGCATGGCGTTCTGGGACCTTCGGTCGGACGGCTACGGCTGGGGCGACTGGGAACTCAACTTCGACCCGCTGCTGCTGCGCTACGCGGTCGAGCAGGACGGCGACAGCCTCTACTGATGGCCGCCCGCCCATCACCCCTAGCGCGCGTCGAGCGTATGCCCGAACCCACCAGCTGGGCGGACGACGACGTGATGACGCTTGCCGAGTACATCGCCGTGTTCTGGCCGGCCGGCCCGCTGACCGTGTCGTCGCTCCGCACTGAGATTACCCGGGGCCGGTTGACCGTGGCCAAAATGCGCGGGCTATTGTGGGTCACACCGGCGAGCGTCCGCGCGCTCTTTCAACCTAAGCCCGCTCAACCATGTCCAGACGCTCCAAAGGCCCGCGCCTCCACCTCCGCTCAGGGCGCGTTGATCGCCGCACCGGCCGGCCGATCGCCGACATCTGGTACATCCGAGACGGACAGACTGAGATCAGCACAGGCTGCGGTCCTGATGGCCTCCATGGCCCTGAGGGGGCCGAGGCCCAGCTCGCCGCCTACATCACCGAAAAATGGGCGACGCGGGCCCCGCCGGAAGAAGCTGTCGACGATCGTCAGCGCCGAAGTGATCCAGCTAAGGTCCTGATCGCCGAGATCCTGGCGCTGTACCTGGCCGAGAAGGCCCCCAAGCTTGCGCGGCCGAAAGACGCCGACAGCCGCGTCCGGACCCTCATGCCGTTCTGGAGCGACAAGTTCCTCACCGACGTGCGCCGGTCGACCTGCCAGGCCTATGTCGCCCTGCGCACCAGCCAGACGATCAAGAGCGCCCGCCACGGCGCCGCCCTGGAGAAGAAGGTCAGCGACCAGGCCGCCCGGCGCGAGCTCGAGGACCTGTCGGCCGCCATCGGCTACTGGAATGGCGAATACCCGCTGACCAACCGGCCGAAGGTCTGGATGCCGGACAAGGCCGAGGGGCCGCGCGACGCGCTTACCCGGGGCCAGGCGGCGCGCCTGCTGATGGCCGCGCGCGGCTATCGCTGGGAAAAGCAGCCCAGGGGCCAGATGGGCTGGACTCGCCTGGGCGGCAGCGCGCGGGCCAACCGCGCCCACCTCAAGCGCTTCGTGCTGATGGGCGTCTACACCGGCACCCGGCCGGGCGTGATGCCCAAGCTGCTCTGGTCGGAATCGCCGGTCCAGGCCTGGGCGGATCTCGACGCCGGCATGATCTATCGGCGCGGCAAGCGCGAGAAGGATCACAAGACCAAGCGCAGGCCGATCGTGAAGCTGCCGGGCCGCCTGGCCGCCCACATGAAGCGCTGGGCGGTCATGGACGAGAAGAAGGCCAAAGCCCTGAAGGCGGACGATCTGGAGATGGCCAACACCATCCTGCATCACGGCGGCGCGCCGATCGCCGGCCGGATCCGCACGGGCTTCGAGAACTGCGTCGCCGACGCCGGCCTCGACGGCGAGATCTCACCGCACTGGATGCGCCACACCTGCGCGACCTGGCTGATGGAAGCCGACGTCCAGGTCTGGGAGGCGGCCGCCTATGTCGGCATGACCGCCAAGATGCTCGAGGACAACTACGGCCATCACCGGCCGAGCCACCAGGCGCGCGCGCGAAAGGCTCTTGGATGAGCCAGCGCGACGATTTCATCGTCTGGCTCAGCCATACAAGTTACCTCGGCTGGGCGCGGTTGTACGTGGACATGTTAAAGGCGGTGGCATGGCCGATCGTCGCCATCACGGCCTTTCTAACGTTCCGGAAGGGCTTGAACGCGCTTTTAACCCGAGCCATCAAACTGAAGGGCTTCGGTGGCGAGGCGGAATTTGGCGATCTGAACCAAGCGGCCGTGGCAGTGGCTGGGGCGATTGATCAGGCCAACGAAGACAGGCCTGCCGAACCCTTGACGCCCTTAGCAGAAGTTCCCGCTGAAGAGGGCCAGGCGGACGCTCCAGGACCTGCTGATGAACCAGGGCCAGCACGACCAGACCAGCATCCTCGGCATGGTCGGCGCAGCCTAAACGAGTACCTGATCCCGATCTTTGGTCCAGCAGAGGTCGGAACCTGGGCCGTTGAGGAGGACGGCTACGCTTCAGCCGGGATGTCTCGAGGTGCGATTAGGACGGCTTGGTTCCATGTCTCGAACCGTCTCATTGCTCTCGCCGATCCGCAAACCGCAGGTTCCGCGCCCATCCACGATCTAATAGATAAGCTGACAAGCCAACATCTGATCAGTCTGGAAACGCGGGACATGGTGAGAAGCCTATATGCGCTCTACCTCGCCGCCCACGAAGGACCTCCCCAAAGTCTATCGAAGCAAGCCCTGTCCAGCATCAGCAAGTCGGCCCGCCAAATCGTCACTCGCATCAATGTCGAAGCCGGGGATGCATTCTTGAACAAGCCCTCCACCTAGCGCTTCCCAGTTATTTCCCAGATTGCGCCGGCAAATACGAGAACAAACCAGGGAAGCACCGGACGCGCGAGAGCGGAAAATCAACGACTTAGCGAGAGGCCCCTTCGTTGACATCGAGGGGGTCACAGGTTCAATCCCTGTCGCGTCCGCCATTCCTTTCTTTAATGATTTCAAAGCGTTGAGCTAGGCCGCTCGGTCGAGCGCAATGCTTTGCTTCCCAGAATGCTTCCCAGGAAGCGGCGCTGCTTGGCATTTCACCGGCGTGCGAAGTCGGCTCGACGCGGCAGGAAGCATTGACTCTTATGTCAACCTAAATGAGAACATTAGCGGAACATCGGAGCCGCCAATGTCTAGCTCAAGCGCAGGTCAGCGCCCGCCACCGCACGCCCCTACTCGCCCCCTGTTCGTCCCTGAAGACGCCGAGGGCTTCACCCTGGCTGACGCTGTCGCGCCGGGGCAGCACATTGAGACACTGTGTCCATGCGGTCGACGAGCTGAGTTCGACGCGACCGCATGGATCGCGCGAGGACTGGGGTTTCGGCCGTTGCAGAGCTTTTCCGGTACGCTGCGTTGCCCGTGCGGCGATCGGCGGGCAGTATTCCAGGTCTGGCCCGGCGAGATCGGAAGCTCCGGATTGACGACCCGGTCCGCCGCGGAACTCTACGACTAATGCCTGAACCCAGCGCCAGCGATCGTCGTAAGGCGGCCGCGCTCGATCCCTGGTTCGCAGAGGCGCGGTTGGTCGACGCCCTGGAGCGGGGATGGGAGATTCATTTCCGTTGCCAGTATTGCGGGACGGCCAAAACGTGGCGTCGCGACACCATGCTCGGCCGGGCCAAGGGCCTGCTGAACGCGACCATGACCCAGCTCCAGGCCCGTGCGCTCTGTCCGCGCTGCCCGGGGCGGATGCCGATCGTGTGGATGTCGGGGGTCATTGATCCCGGCGACGCCGAGGGTCGCCGATCGCGATTGATCGAGACCCTGCTCGAGGCGGGCCTCACCCCGGGCGACTACGGTTACGCCTGGCGGCGGCCGCCGGCCGGGACCTGGTGACCCATGGCCGACATGGATCCTCGGACGGGACGGCTGTCGTCCCTGACGATCTGGTGCGTCTGTGGCTACCGCGTCACCTGGCCCGCCCCGATGATCATCGCCCGGGTCGGGGCGTGGAAGCGCCCGCACGACCTGCGCGTCGGCCTTACGTGCTCGGCGTGCGGGGCCAAGGGGCCGCCCAAGGTGAATATCAGCGGGGACACACGCTGAATGAGTCGGATCGCTCTCAGGACGTCTCTCGTTGGTCGTCCATGCTTACGCCCAACGGATACACGTTCCAGGTCAAGACGCGCGGTCAGACGTGGTCGGCGACATGGCGACTGGACGGCAAGGATGTTTGCGTCGACAGCGCCTACGGGAGCCGGCGTATCGCCCGCGGCCGCCGACCAGCAGAAAAGGTCGCGGAAGAAGCGCTCACCGACCTCGTGCAGCGCTGGGCTTCGGTTCCTGCGGGCCACTAGGCGAGATCGGGCGCCGGAGATAGGCTCTCCGCCATGAGCCCGCGCAAGCCCAAGCCCAACCGGCCGCCCGATTTCGAAGATCACGGAGACGGCCCCGCGCCCGAGGGCGTCAAGGTGCGCGCCGAAGAGGCCTACTACGCCGAGCTGGCCGTCGACGCGATGGGCGACCCCATCCATGCCCCGCGCGGCTGGTGGCATCTCAAGCTTTGGAAGGGTCCCTGATCGATGTGCAATCTTTACGCCCTGCGCAACAGCCAGGCCGCGATCGCGCGGGCCACCAAGGCGCTGCTCGACAACTTGGGCAACATGCCGCCGCTGCCGGGGATCTTTCCGGACTATCCCGCGCCGATCGTCCGCACCGCCTCTACGGGGGAGCGCGAGATGGCGATGGCCCGGTGGGGCATGCCGTCATCCAGAAAGGCCGTGCTGGACGCCGCCACCAAGCGCGCCGATAAGCTCCGCGCCAAGGGCGGCGAAGTCGATTTCGCCGAGCTCCTGCGCCTTGAGCCAGACAAGGGCACGACCAACGTCCGGCGCACGGAAAGCCGCCACTGGGAGCCCTGGCTGGGCGTCGCCAATCGATGCCTCGTGCCGTTCACCTCCTTCAGCGAGCCAGACCAGGTCGGCGGCACGCTCAAACCGATCTGGTTCGCGTTCGGCGAAGAACGCCCGCTAGCCTTCTTCGCCGGCGTCTGGACGCCTCACGCCGGCGTGCGGATGAAGAGCAAGGGCTGGGAGGAGATCGAGGCCTTCGGCTTCCTGACGACCGACGCCAACGCCGAGGTCGGCGCGTTCCACGACAAGGCGATGCCGGTGATCCTTACCAGCGAGGAGGAGCTCGACGTCTGGATGCGCGCGCCCTGGAGCGAAGCTCGGGCGCTTCAGCGGCCGCTTCCCGACGGATCGCTGCAGGTCGTGGCGCGGGGCGCGAAACTCGACGGGGACGCTCCGGAGCCGCCGGCCGATCTCTTACTTTGAAACGCCGCGCGCTTCGGCCAGGTTCGCGATCGTCAGCGTCGCGTCGCTCAGATCGTTGATGATCGCTTCGTACCTGTCGCGAGCCGCGGCCATCTCGCGCCTTTGCCGGCTGACACAAAGTTCGCGGGTCAACGAGACGGACAGGAGCAGGAGCGGCGCCAGCGCAGCCCACAGAACCAACCGCAAGCCCGGCTGCTGAATCTGCATCGTCGTCGAGGCCAGTGAATAAAGCGCGCAGCCGCCACCGAAGATCGGGACCCAGATTCTCAGCTTTTCCATCCTCCTCAAGTATCATTCCAGAGCCGGGTCCAAAACGCAAAAAGCCCCCGACGCCGAAGCGCCGAGGGCCAAGTTGCACGGGTTGGGGGTGAGGCCCGTGGGTCGGCAAGATCACCAGAGCTTCCACCACGGCCGGTTTCGCCGCTTGCGCTCCGCCAGCCAGCGGTCGACCAGGTCGTGTTCGGTCTGGTGCAGGGCGACGACGGCGGCGCGGCGGGTTTCGCTGACCGCCAGCTCGGCGCCCCGATCGCGCGCCACGGCCTCCAGATCGATCACGGTGGGCTTGTGGCTGGTCGGCAGGGTGGCCAGCCGGGCCGACCGCTTGAGGTCGTCAGGGATCTCTATCCGGGGCGGGGTTCCCGGATCCGCCGCCTTGAGAGGGGCCGGCTTCGGCGCAGAGCGCGGGAACAGACCCGCACACCCGCTCGTCGCTGCGATGCATCCGATCGACAACGCCATCAGACAGAGCCGGGACGTCGCCGGCGTCGCGCGCGGCCTCGAGGTCGAGAGCATGGTTGATCTCCTTCAGCTGGCGGTCGACGCCGGCGAGCGCCGAGACGGCGGCGGTGGCGGCCTGGGCGCCCTCGGTGTTGAGGTTGGCGGCCGCGCCGGCGTCGCGGGCCGATTCGGTCTTGGGCTTCTCCGCCGCGACGCCCTGGTGGCGGGCCCAGCCATAGGCCCCGCCCAGGAGCGCCAGGCCGATCACCGCGCCGGCGACGGGAACCACCCAGGGCGGGGCCAGGGTCACGTCACGACCTCGAGCTCGCGATCGCCGCTCTTCCAGACCAGCTCCCGCACGGCGCGCGGCAGGATGATGCAGCCATGCGAGGCCGTGCCCGGGTTGGCGATGCTGTCGCCGTGGATCCGGAAGGCCGAGCGGCCGAGCGCCTGGTGGCCCACCGGCTCCAGCTTCAGGGCGTAGGGCCCGACATTGGCGCTGTCGTACCGCTCGGTGATCTTCCAGCGGCCGGCCGGGATCGGACCGACGCCGGCGGCCGACTGCAGGTCCGGATTGTTCTTGCCGCGCCCGAGGCCGGAATAGCCTCGCGACACGACCTGGCCAGCGCGCGACAGCTCGCCGGCGCTCTGATCCCATTTCCACATGGGCGTCTCCTCTATGTCTGGGAAGGGTGCGAGCGGCGCTCGCATGGGCGGCCGATCGGCCGCCGGCAGCGGTAAGGGGCTCAGCCCTTGACCTGGCCCACGTCGTCGGGCGCGGCCTCGGCCAGGATCCGCAGCTTGGATTGGTTGTGGGTGGTGCGCCACAGGCGCCACAGGGCGCTCAGGACGATCGGCAGCAGGCCGGCGACCGCCGCCCACTTCTCGGTGGTCAACACGCCAAAGGCCACGGCAACGCCGCCCAGGGCGGGCACGAGCTGGCCGATCAGGGTCTCGGCCTGGGCCATGCCCGGGTCTGCCGAGACGAAGATCTTCGGCTTGATGATTTCAGGGTCGGTCATGATGAACTTCCTTCACTGGTTGGAATGGGCGATTGGCCGGGCAGGTAGACGTCCTGGCTTGAGCCACGCGGGACTTCGAAGTACGGCGTGGGCTTGGGGATCGGGATCCCAGCGGCCTGCATGGCGCGGTGGAGGGTCTCGATCTCGGCGAGGTGCTGGCGGTTACGGCCGCGCAGCAGGGCGATCTCGGCGTCCTTGTCGGCGATCATCCGGATATGCTCCGACTGAAGCTCTCGAAGCTCGCCACGCAGTTTGCCGACCTCGCCGGTCCAGTGATCGACCTCCTCGCGAAGGGTCTGAATGACGTCGGCGGCGGCCTCCTGCGCAAGCTTGGTGAGATCGAGCTTGGCGACAGCGCGCGCGGCGAAGGTGGCCGCCGCCGTTTCCCGCCGCTTCGCCCGCTGGTCGGACCAAAACTTGAAGGCGGTGAAGATCGCGCCGGCGGCCACCGTGAGTTGGGCCCAATGTTTCTCGATGGCCGTGGGAAGATCCACTGCACGCTCCTACCCTCCCGGCCGCGCTTCGGGCCTGGTCATTGATGGTGACGTTCACGGTTTCTGCACGGCGCGCCGTGGCGCTCTTCGCGGACACTCGCCAAGCGTAAGTGTTTGAGCGATGGTCAGCTCAAAAGGGGAGATAGCCAACGATGGCCGACAAGAAGACTGAGCTTTCGAGCTCGTATCATGAGCACAAGCGAACCTCGCTTCTCACATCTGGCGCGCTGTTCTTGACGTCCCTGCCCGGTGTAAAGCTCGTTCCAACACTTTTCGGCACAATCGAAACCGGACCGCTTCCATCCTTTGTCAGAGCGGTCCTTATGGCCGCCGCGATTTATTACCTTCTGAACTTCCTGTTGGTTTGGGCAATCGAGGCTCGACCCTACGCGCGATATCAAGACCACGCTGAATCGGATCTGTTGAAGGTGCTAGAACCCCACCTTGAGGCGCTGAACAAGCTTGAGGCTGAAATTCACGTCGGCGTGGCGAGCATCGAGAGGCACATCGCTCTAATCGACACAACTTCCCGAGAGACGCGCGTATCAGTGCGTTGGGATAAGATTGAGGAGGAATTCACAAGCGCTGTAGACGCCAAGTTGGACGCGATATTCGCCAACGCTCAATATGAATTTAGAACTGAGATAGCTGACCTACGCGGAGAAGTCGATATGTCCGCCGAGAGCCTGCTGTCTCGCGTTCAACAGAAATTCGATCGGATCGCTGACGATAGGTTTGTATTGGCCGGAGCATTGCAATCAAGAGTCACTGAGGCAAGCAGCCAGGCATTGGTCGATACGGGCGCAGAGGTTGCCGCCCTTGAACATTTGGCCGCGGGCGGGTTGCAGGGGAATGCGGCCGGTGCGCACGCCATCGCCCACCAGATAAAAAGAGTGCGGGCGGATATACTAGTGGGGCCATGGGCGCGCCGCGCGCTCCTCTATGGCATCGATCTGTCCGCGCCCCTCCTCGTCTTTGTCGTAGGGACCGCACACTTCGTGGGGAAACTCATGCGCGATCCATGGTTCAGTGACGCCGCCACGATTTGGCATCGGATATCTGGCGGCGCGGGCTAAAGCCAGCGACGCCACAGCCTCCCCCACCCAGCGCTGTCAATGGATCACCGGCAGCCGCTCCTTGATCGCTCGCGACATTCGGTTGGCCATGTAGACTGACCCGAAGTCCGGCGGGTGCGTCGCGTCGCTGGAGATCATCACCGTGGCGTTGACGCTGTTGGTGTTGGCGCTGTTGTTCCAGGCCCCCGTCACCCAGGGCAGCGTCGGATCGCCGTACATCGGGATGAAATAGGTGCGACCCAGCGGGTCGGCGGCCTGGGTGACGCCGGCCTGAACTGCCGCTTCCACGGTCGGCACGCTGGCGCTGTTCAGCGGCCAGACGCCGAACACGAAGATCGGGGCGGTCGAGCCTCCGATCCGGACTGCCTGAAGCGCCGACCTGGTCGCAGCCGTGATCGTCGCGCTGGACTGGCCGATGTCGTTGGTCGAGCCCTCGAACAGCCAGACGTCGGGGTTCAGCGCCAGCGCCTCGGGGACGCGCTGGCCATAGACGTAGAACGGCGACCCCGTTCCGCTGCCTGCGTTGGTGGAGCTGGTGCCGCCAATGCTGAAGTTGCGGCAGTCGTCCCAGCCCAGCAGGTAGCACATGCGCTGCGGGACCGTGCCGACGCCGGTCGGGCCGTAGGAGGAGCCGGCCCACATGCTGTCGCCGATGAACACGGCGCGGACACCGTCGGTGACCATCGGCGGCCAGACCTGCGACAGGCCATCGACGGCCAGCCCGCCGAAGTACCAGCGGCCCTTGCTGCCTTCGATCTCGATCGTCCGGACCTTGCGGCCTGTCGTCGAAGTGAAGTCGAATGTTAGCCAGCGATTGGAGCCCGCCGTGGGCGTGATCGTGCCCGGCCGGTAGAGGCGGCCATCGATATAGATCCGCAGGCCGAAACTGCCGTTGCCGATCGCGATGGCGAACTTGGGTGCATCGGTCTGGCAGACGATCCTCGATCCGACGGCGTCACCCACCAACGCAGAAGCGTTCTTGGTGAAGCCCATCACCTCGAAGTAGCGGCTGGCCCCGACCTGGGTCAGATAGCCGCCGGTCACCCTGCAAATGCTGGGGAAGACGGCGGGCGAATAGTCGTTCGACAGGCCCGTCGCGGCGGTTAGGTCGGTGAAGGTGGGGGCCTGGGCGTCGCTGCTGGTGGTGGTGGGAAAACCCAGCCAGGTCCAAAGCACCGAGCCGTCGCCGATCACCGCTCCGGTGTTGGTCGCGGTGGGCGGGGTGCCCGATCCGCTGGTCCCGTCGTTGGTGGCCACGTACATCGAGCCGGCGTTGGTGACGGTGTCGCCTGCGCGATAGGCCGTGGTGTCGGCCCTGGCCGGCGAGATGGTCCAAGGCGGATTGAGCAGGTTGTTGCTGGTCTCGGCGACCCGCGCGGCGCGGCGCAGCTTTTCAGGAGAGGCCAGCGCCCCGCCCTTGGCGGCGATGTTGGTGGCGTTCAGCGGCAGCGGGGTGCCCGCCCAGCTCGGCGCGGCGAAAGCCAAGCACACCAGCGCCAGCAGCACCGAGACGAAACGACGCCCGATCATTGGCTGATCCTCACGACAACGGTTCCAGAAGTGTAGGCCGAGCAGTTCACCCGCCACTGCACCGACGCCTCACCCTCGGTGAAGTCGGTCAGGACCGGTGCCGACCAGGTCAGCGCCGAGCCGTCCACATAGGTGACATCGAGCCAGGTCGAGCCGGCATTGAACGACTTCTGCAGGCCACAGGTCGCCACGAAGGTCCCCGACAGGCTGACGTTGAATGGGCGGCCGGCGAAGGGCGTGAAGGCTCCGGAGCTGGTGGCGCTGGTGAGGCTCGCGGTAACGGCGGTCTTGCCGCTAGCAGGGTAGGCCGCCGCGTTGTTGGGGGTAGGCTGATCAGCCGCCTCGACAAAGGCCAGCTTCTGCCCCGTCTCGACCGCGATCCACACCGTTTGCCCGGCCGAGATCCGCGTGCCCGTGGTCTCGCTGACCGTGGGCGTCGCGCCCCAGCTGGCGATCACCGCGCCGCTGATGACCGTCACACGGGCCAGGCCGTTGCGGTAGTTGTAGTCGCCGGTCTTGAAGTCGGGGGCGGCGGCCGTCAGGACCGGCGTCGAGGCGATCGACGAGACAGTCTCCTGCCCCAGGAACACCCTGACCGAGCCATCGACGGCGCCGGCGGCGTAGCCGCTGGGGGCGCCGCGAACCCATTCCACCCGGACCTTGGCGGCGGCCAGTCCGATTCCTGGGGCGAGCAGGGCCAGGCCGACGATCGCGCATGCGACCGCCCGCCTCCACTTCGAGAGGGTCATCATCGTCTCCTGGTTTTTCGGATAGAAAGGACGAACGGCGTTCGGCCCGGTTGGCCTAGGCCTCGAGGCCGAGCGTTTCGCGCTGGGCGGCCGTCAGCACGGCGCGCAAGCGCATGTTTTCAGCCAGCATCAGGGCATCGCTGGAAGCGATCAGCCCTTGGACCGTATCGGGATCCAGGGGCTGCGCCATCTGCTCGGTGGCATGGATCACCTCGCCGTCGCGCAGCACCTCTTCAAGGTTGCGCTGCAAGGCGCTGGGCGTGCCGTCGGGGGCAAAGCGGATCAGCACCTCATAGAGGCGCGTGCGTTCGGTCAGGGCCATGAGCGGTGTCCTAGGAAATAATCGCGCGGTCGCTGTCGCGCCGCCAGTTCGTGCCGTCAGACTTGACGCCCTGAGCCCCGCCGACCTCGTTGACCACGTAGATCGACGCGCCCGCCCCGGCGGCCGAGGCGCTCGGCACGGTGGCCACCGTGTAGCTCTTCAGTTTCAAAGGCAGGCCCATAGTGACCAGGCTGCTGTTGGCCGTCACACCGGGGGTCGAGACGCCGCCCGCATAGTGAACCAGCCCGCCGGCGTCCTGATAGATCACCAGAGCCGCACCAGGCTGGACGACACTGTCGGTTCCGCGAGCGATAAGCCCGCAGGGGTCTGCGCCATTGGCCGCAACGAAGGTCACGTCCCCATTGGCGCTGGGAAGGTATTGGCGCGGCGGCAGGCTGAGGCCGTTGATCAACCCATAGAAGCCAGCCAGGCCTCCTTCGTAGTGGTCGGGATTGAAGATGCCCGCATCGTCCGGAAAGCCGCGATGCGTCAGCATCAGCTGGTTTCCGGACGGCAGGTAGTCCGTGCCGAAGATGGTTTCCACCTCGACGCGGAACACCTTGGCCACCGTAGGGTGGTCCTCTTCGATGTTGCCAAGCCGGAGCCCGGGGAGCTGGTTGTTGCGGCAGCGCCCCTTCCAGGTGATGGCGGCGATGTCGGCCTCCATGTCGGAGATCTCGCCCTGCCAGCCCCAGACACCCGTCCAGCTGCATTCATCGGTGGCGGTGAAGTGCGCGAGCCCGCCTTTGGGGTCCTGGATTTGCCCCGTGAAGGTGACGCCGCTGCAACGGTGGCCGCGCAGCCCCATCATATGACCGGCCAGGCCGCGTCCACCGCCATAAAAGGCCTTGCAGTCAGACTCGTCGTGGGCGCTGCCGTTGCCATAGAAGACCAACCCCTCTTCGCCCGTGTCGCCGATCCTCCAGCCGGTATGCCGGGCGTCATAGCCGTTGACGACACGCCCGCGCCCGCCGACGCGGAACACATGGATGGCCATGAACTGGTTTTCACCGGAGCCTTGCAGGAAGGCCCCGTCGCCGCCGAAGCCCTCGATCACCAGGTTGGCGACCCGCCAGCGAGGGTTCTGAGATTCTATTGGGCTACGGTCCCGGTAGGCGTCGTCGCTCTTGCTTCCCGGCGGGAACGCGTCGCCGTTCAGCTTGAGCGTGCCCGGCTCGAGGTCCTGGCCGTTGTAGGCGAGGACGAGCTGCAAGGCCCGCTGGCCAACCTGCGCGCCATCCTCGGGATCTGCGCCCTCGCCCGTGGCGGCCAGGTACTGATGAAGCCAGGGATCGTCTTCCTGTGTCGGGCCGGCATAGCCCCGCTGGCCATAGTTCCAGCCGCCGCGGAGAATAAAGCCGTCCAGCAGGCCGCACGTGTCGTAGGGCGTATCGTTGGCGACGAAGACTTCCGGCGCATCCGGATCGCCCACGACCATGGTCAGGACCACGGTGTAGGGATCGCAAAAGAAGCCGCCCAGGTTGGGAATGCGCAGTCGGTTGAGACGGTAGCGGCCGGGCGGAACCTTCACATAGAGACCGGGGGTCGCCAGCATGGCGGCCTTGGCCGCGTCGATCGCCGGCTGGATGTTGACGTCATCCTCCAGGGTGATCCCGGCGACCTCGGCGAACCGCTCAAGACCCACGATCCGGCTGACGCCGAGCGCCGCCAGACCCGCTTGCTGCGAGGCGGTGTTGGAGACCAGGTCCGACCAGTACGGCGTGGCCAGAAGGTCACCGATCCCGTTCAGCCCCGCGGGTCCCCGGCCTCCGGTCAGCCTGAAGGTGCGCGCCTGCTCCTGGACCTGGAAGGCAAGGCCGCGCCGCTGCTCGATCCTGAAAATTGCACTGGCCATGACGATCAGTCCGGCAGGACGATCAAGCGACCGCGACGGATCACCGGCATCAGGGTCGCCGGGTCGCCGGGCTCGCGCCGCCACAGGCTGTAGGTCAGGATGCTGGTCTCGGCCGGGCTGAGCGCGGCCAGGGCCGCCGGCAGCAGCAGGAACTGCACGGCGTTGTCGACGTCCGGATCCAGCCAGAAGCCGGTGTCGTCGGCGTCAGCTTCCATCCCCGCCTCGATGTCGGGATCGGCCGAGCCGACATCGAGACGCGCCTCGAAGCCGAACACAGATCCGGTGACCGGCACGTCGGCGCCGGTGCCCTGATCGACCAGCAGCCAGCGCTCGAAGTGGCCGCGCCGGCGCGAGATCTCGATGTCGGTCGGCCCGGGCAGGCCGATGGTCGGACAGCTCATGATTACCTCGATACGGCGAGAGAGGGCATGCGAGCGGCGCTCGCATCAGGCGCTTCAGACGGCGCGGATCAGTTCGACGGTGAAGCCGCCGGCCAGGCCATCGACATCGTCCTGGGAGATGTTGAGCAGCCGAAACTGTAAGGCGATGTTCAGGGCCCCGGTGGCGCCGGGCGTGCGCAGGTTGGCCGGCAGGCCCAGCCAGGCCGCATCCAGGGCCACGTCGATCGGATCGCTGAAGCCCAGCACGCCATTGGCCAGGACCTCGACGGCCGTGGTCTCGACCATGCGCCACAGCACCCGGGACGACGACGCCACGGTGGCGGCGCTGATGTCCAGGTAAGGTGAAAGCCGCAGCTTGGCCCCGGCCGGAACGTCCAGATCGACGTCGGCCGCCGCGATCCAGGCCGCTGCGTCATCGACCAGCAGGCCCGACCAGTCGGCCGAGAGCGGCGCCCCCACCCCGGTGCCGGCAATGGCGGCGGCCGAGATCGCAGATTGCAGGGCGCGCTCGGCGTTCAGGGCGGCGGCGTTGGCCACGGCCAGGACCGCGCCGTCCACATCGGTGTCACCGCTCAGGTCGTACCAGTCAGTCGGCGAGGTCAGGGTATCGAGGATGTCGTCCAGCGCATCCTGGGCGGCGTCATAGGCGTCGCGCACCGCCTGGCCCACGGTCAGGCCCACGCTGTCGGCCGCCGCCCGCAGGTCGGTTCGAGCCGAGAGCATGGCCATGATCTGAGGAACCACGAACACCTTCTCGCTGGGGTTCAGCAGGTCGTCAGACACCGCGCCATCCACGCCGCTGGCCGCTTCGGTGACCCCGGCCGACAGAGCCAGCAGGGCGCGGTCCACGCCCTGGGCGGAACGACCTGTCAGGGCCGCGCCCCCAAAGACCGGGGCCTTGCGCGAGGCCGTCCGCAAGGCCGGGATCGGATCTTCGCCGATCGCCTGGAGGCCCGGCGCATAGGCCACGCAGGTGATCGCCGCCGACATGTCGTCCTTGGGGGTGATGCTGTCGATCACCACATCCAGCACGCCGATCGCGTGCTCGCCGACCGTGACCAGGTCGCCCGGCTGGGGCAGGTCTTCCAGATCCTCGTCCAGCCAGACCACATAGCGCGAGCCCGCCCGGGTCTGCAGTCCGATGGTGACCACGGGAGCCTTGCTGACCGGACGCCAAGCCAGGTCATAGGAACGATCGGCGCGCATCACGATCAGCTCGTCCAGGCGCAGGCCGGTGACCAGGCCGTCGCCCGAGGGCCGGGTCACGCGAGACAGCACCGTCGCCCCGCGCTGGCCGATCAAGGCGACGTGGTGCGCCAGCAGGGCGCGCTCGCCTTCCTTGACGGTCAGATACTCCCAGTCCTGCACGAAGCTAAAGGTCTCGGGGCGCAGCAAGCGCTCGGCCAGCATGCGCGCGCCTTCCCATTCCACCTGATCCGGATCGGTCTTGTCGCGGATCTCGACGCTCTGGTAGGCGGTGGCGGTGTCTTCGTCCTGGCCGGCGGCGAAGACCACGGCCATGTCGTCGTCATAGTCCTTATCCTGGTTGGCGAAGCGCAGGCGCAGGGCGTCGACGGGTTGCTCCCAGCTGTAAGCCGCCTGAAAGCCACTGATGTTTCTCGGCGTGAACATCTGGCGCGGCAAGGGCTTTTCCCAATCGACCACGACCGACAGGGCGCCGTAGTCCAGGGTCGGCCGGGCCCGGCCGGCGGCGGCCACGCGCTGCAGCAGCTCGCCAACAGACATCTCCTGCTCGTCGGCCAGGTCGCAGGTCCAGCCCTGCGCTTCGCAGACCGCCCGCCACGCGGCGATGACGTCGTAGCGACGCTCGTCCTCGTCCAGCTCGACGTCGCTATAGGGCGGCAGGCTGACCGCCGCGAACAGGTCGGCGGGATTGCGGGTGACGATCAGGTCGCCCAGGCCGGCGGGGGTCTCGCCCTCGGCCGGGATCACCTGGCGGGCCATGGACGTGCCGATGAAGTTGAAGTTGTCGGGGATGCCGCTCAGCTGCTCGGACGCCTGAAGCTCCAGTTCGATCCAGGGCAGGGTCGCCGCGTCGCGCACGGCGGGCTGGTCGCGGAAGGCGCGCAGGCAGACCAAGGTCAGGGCGTCGCTGATCTTGGTGTTGTTGCCGGCGTCCGCCGTCACCCTGCGGACGTGCAGGTCGTACTGGCCCAGATCCACATCCCAGCCGAAGGTCTCGCGCCAGCTGTCGATCTTGTCGCGCGTGAAGGTCACGACCCCGGCCACGCCATAGGGGATCGGCGTGGCGGCGTCAGGTTCGCCGCCGACCGGGCCGTAGCGGAACTCGAAATCGACGCTGCGGTTGATCGGCGCGCCGCTGCTGGCCTTGGTGTCGAACAGGCCGCCCAGGAAGGCGATGTCGAACGACACCGCGTCGGCCTCGATCGCGAAGCTTCGCGTCACCCAGCCCGCGTCCTGGCTGATGACCAGGCCATAGCTGTCTTCGGCGGGCGTGCGGTCGAACCAGATCGGGGTCAAACCGTCGGTCGGCTTGGTGTTCCACCGAACGGTCACGCCCGCGAAGCTGTCGAGCGGCGTCTCGCCGATGCGGGGGGTTTCGCGCTCGTGCCAGTCCAGGGCGGGCCGGAACATCTGGCGCAGGTAGACGGTGTTGTCGATCGTCACGGTGTACCAGTTGGCGCAGCGGCGCGGGAAAATCCGGCGGCGGCCCAGCAGGATCAGGACCTGGCCATAGGGATCGGCGGCGTTCGAGGCGCCGTTCAGCGAATAGCGCTCGGTCCGGCTGCGCAGCTCGGGCTGCTTGATCGGGATCAGGGCGTCGATCGCCATGTTGCCGGCGAAGATCGCAGCGGCCACCGCGGCCGAGCCCAAGGGGCCGAAGGCCAGATAGGACCCTACGATGACGGCCAGCTGGGCGATCGTGCGGCCGACATTGCTCTTGCCGGCCGGGGCGATATCGACGAACAGGACGACGCCCGCCTTGGGCCGGACCATCGGCCAGGCCGCCGGCGCGATCACCTGGTCGCCGATCGTCACCCGCACCCAGGGGCGCAGTTCGCGATCCAGCGCGCCCTCGCGCTCCAGCATCACCAGCAGGGCCAGGACGGTTAGGCCTTCGGGCACGTCGCGCAGCACGATCTCGTCGGGGCTCGCCATGAAGCGCGGGCTCAGGACCAGCGCATTGGTCGGGGCGTCAGACATGGCGATAGACCCTCGCCACGCGAGTGCGCCAGGCAGCCCGGCCCTGGCTGCGATGATCCAGGTGGTCGCAGCGCACGCCGCAGCCGGTCAGGCTATGCAGGAAGTCGCCGCCGCCCAGGCTGACCCCAACGTGGGCGTCAGCCCGGCCGACCATGAAGACGATCACATCGAAAGCCGCCACGGCCGCCAGCGTCACCGGCCGCCACAGCGCCGCCTCGGCGCGCGACGCGGCCAGGATCGCCGCAGGGTCGCGAACGCCGTTCGCCACGGCCCGCCACAGGTCGGCCGGCTCGCGCACGACAATGCCCGCCTCGCGCGCCAGCACCAGGATGGCCAGGCCCAGGCAGTCGGCCCCTGCCTCGTCACGGCCGTGACGCAGGTGCGGGATCGCCAGATAGCGGGTCAGATCGGAAATCGGGATCATACAGCCTCAACCCGCCCGCAGGGCGCGGTAGACATCGGGGGTGAAGCGCGCGCCGGCCCGGCGACCGGTCAGGTCTGGCATTTCCAGACGGCCGCTGATGGTCGTCTCGTCATAGGTCATGCCGGTCAGGCGCAGGCGGGTGGTGCGTTGCTCGATCACGTCGGGCGAGGTCGCCAGCACGGTCTCGAAGCGGGCACGAACCTGAGACGGCAAGCCCTTCAGCAAGGCCAGCATCAGGAGTTCGTCGCTGTCGTCGTCAGCGACGACATTGTTGATGGTCATCTGGGCGCCGCCGAACGGCTCGTCGGGATCGCGTTTGGGCCAGGTCACCTGGAAGGGATAGGCGATGAAGGTCCGACCCAGACTGACCAGCCGGAACCCCTCCTCGCCGTTGTTGACCAGCAGCACCGGCTCATCCCAGTCGGGATGCTCCAGGGTCACCAGGTCCAGCGGCAGGGCGCCGCCGGCCGCGGCCTCGCCGTCGCCGCGCGCGGCGTTGATCAGGGTGTCGGAGGTCACAGGTCGCGCCATTCCAGGCTGACGGCCACGATCCAGTTGGGGCGCTTGGCCTGGTAGCTAGGCTCTTCGCCGACCACGAAGCGGGCCAGGACGCGGCGCTGCTCGACCGGATGCTGCCAGACGAACCAGACGCCCGGCCCGCCCTCGCCCATGTAGAAGTCGCGCAGCCAGCGGCGCTCGGCCGTCGTCATGTAGTAGGCGACCTGGATCGGGCCCGGAGACGACGTCGTGACGCGGCGCTGGCGCGCGGGCCCGGCGTCGACCGCGCCGCGCACGCCGATCTTCGGGAAGCGCTCTTCGAACCCATCGGCCAGGGCGAAGCCGATGCAGGGATCCCAGACAGGCCGCATGGATCAGCCGCCGTTCAGTGGCCGGCGCACGCCGAACGCGCGGTTCATGGCCGTGTCGTCGCCACGACCGTTGAACATCTGGCGTACGCGGCTGTCGGCGACCTTGTACATCTCGGCCTGGAGATCGATATCGACCGTCCGATTGCCTTGGGCGTCGCGCCGCTCGGTGGCCGTGGCGGTCAGGGGCGTGCCTGTCCCGTTGATCAGCTGCACCGAGATCGGGCCGCCGGAGCCGCCGCCCTGGGCGGGAGCTGCCTGGCCGCCGTCGATGATCTCACGGGCGGTGCGCGCGGCGTCGGTCACATAGCCATCGGCGCTGGAGCGATAGAGACCCTCCAGGCCGTATTCGTGCATTGACCGGACGTCGCCGCGATAGACCGGGCCGCCGGTGGCGCGGCCAGCCTGGCCCGTGCTGAGCCAGGAGGTGACCGCGCTGAACGCCTTGTCGATCCAGCCGCCGCCACCGCCACCGCCGTCCTGCCCCCCGCTGAACAGGGCGTCGGTCAGCTTGTCGGCCAGGGCTGACATCGCCGCCTGGCGCAGACGGTTCTCGAAGGTCTGGAAGAAGTCACCGCCCTCCTGGGCGTCCATCAGCCCCTCATAGAAGGCATTGCCCGCGCCCTCGCGCAGCCAGGTGAAATCATAGCCGGCTGGGGTCAGGACCTCAGCTCCGGGCAGCTTGGCCAGTCGATCGGCCGAGCTGACGAAGTCTTCGGGATTGGAGCGGGCCTTGGCTTCAGCTTGGGCCTCGGCGACGATCCGGGCGGAGACCAACGCCTTGGCCTCCAGCAGGTCGACACCGGCCTTGGTCAGCGCGTTGAGGTCGGCGTAGTAGGCCTTGATCCGTTCGAGCTGATCGACCTCACTGGCGTTCTCGCTCAACTTGGCGGCGCTCAAGGCCGTGGCGTCGGCATAGTCGCCAGCCGCCTTCGACGCGGCCTCCCACCCGGCAGCGATATCCTTGCCGGCCTTCTCGGCGAACTTGGCCAGGCGCTCCTGCTCGCGCTTGGCGGCCGCAGCGGCGGCCTTGGCTTTGGCGGCGGCGGCAGAAGCGGCGCTGTCGGCGCTGTAGTCGCCCAGTGATCCGTTCGGAAGCGAGGCAGAGTAGCCGAGCGGCCCGACATCAGCACCGGTTTGGCGATCGTTCAGAGCGCCACCGTCATTCATGCCAAAATCGGCCGGGAGCGGATCGCCGCCACCACGCCCTGCGCGCCCAGCCGCCGCGACGCCGCGTCGGATGCCGCGAATGGCGTGCGTCAGCGGGTCGAAATCCTTGGCGGCATTGTTCAGATCGCGAAGCCACGACAACTTGTCGAGCCACTTCTGGAACACCGGCAGACCGTCACGGATTTCGCCGAACAGGCCGCGCGCTTCCTTGGCGCCGTCGGCGATCCCTCCCGCGACAGCCAGGATCAAAGGCGCGGCTTCGACCATGGCGCTGTTCAGCTGAACGCCCGTGATTTGCTTCAGATCTTCGAGTTTGTCGTTGGCTTCGCCGGCAGCCGCGACCAGGTCTGCGTCCATGACGTAGCCGAGGTTGTGGGCGGCCTCGCGCAGCTCGTCCATCTTGGCCGTGCCCTCGCGCAGCAGCGGGATCATCGGACCCAGGCCCAGCTTTTCGGAGATGTACTGACGCTCGCTTTCCTTGCCGAGCTGGGACACCCGTTCCATCACGGCGCGCAGGCCCTCGTCGGCCGACTTGAACGACTTCAGATCGTCCTGGCTGAAGCCCAATTGCTTGAAGGCTTTCAGCGCCTTCTGATTACCACTCTCGGCCGCGCCCAGCTTCTTGGTGAAATCGCCGATCGCCTTGTCGGCGTCCTCGTATTCGCCGCCCATGGCGTGCACGGCGTAGCGCATTTCCTGCAAGGTGTCGGTGCTGACGCCGGCATTGGTCGCCGCGTCGGCGATGGCGTCGCCGGCGGCGATGGCCGCCTCGGTGAAGCGGTAGAAGCCGACGGCGGCGGCCGCCCCTGCTGCGCCGGCGGCAGCGATGTAGAGACCCGCAGGGCCAAAGGCTTCGAACACCTTGCCCACGCCACCGGCGCGCGCGGCCATGTCGTCGAGGTTGTCCTTGACCAGACCGACGCCGCGCGACACCGCCACCAAATGCGGCGGCAGGGCGGCGGCCTCCTTGCGCATGGAAGCCAGGGACGAGCTGCCCTTGCGGCCGACCTCGTCGAAGCCCTTGGTGACAGCTTGTCCGCCCTGGAGGCCCAGGCGGACGGCGACATCTACGCTCATTGGTCATTCTCCGGTTTCGATTTGACGCCGCGACGCGCGCCGTCTTCCAGGCATGCGAGCAGCGCTCGCACCGAGGCCCAGGGCGCCTGGGCGGGATCGTGAATGTGACGAACCGCCGACCAGTCCAGGGCTGGGCGGCGGTCCTTGAAACGCGGATGAACAGGCTGCCGCCAGGAACCGGCCTGGGCGGTGATCGACCAGACCTCGATCTCGGCGGCGGTCAGCGGGCGATTGAGATCCTTGGGGCAAGGCTCGTCACTCGCTCTGCACGGTCGGCCGCGACGGATGCAGCCGTCGCAGTGGGCGCCCCCGCCGCCGAACAGATATTCGGCGAGGGCGCCTACCCTTTTTTTGGCTGGATCAACTCGACGGCGGCCTGTCGCGCGGCGACCTTGAACAGGTCGAAATTGTCGCCCAGCCGGAATAGCTGTCGGAAGTTCTCCACAGTGGGTTCGAGGACGACGCGGTCCTCACCGACTTGGCGAAAGATCTCGCGAACGACACGGGCGGCGATCTCGACGTGATGACACCAGTCCACCGCCGTTTCCCAGGTTTCGAGATCGGCGAACTTGGCCTTGTCCGCCGCCGACCAGCCGTAGCGTTTGCCGGCCGCGCTCAGGACGGTGTCCGCTTCGACGACCTTGGCGAAGGCCGCGCGTGCGACGACCTGGTCCACCGCTTCCGGCGGGCGGAACAACAGCCCAACGCCATCAGAGAGCGAGACCTCGCGCTCGGCGTCGTTCAGGACGAGACCCAAGGCCTCGAGTGCTTCTGGGTTCGCCCGCATCAGTAGGCCGCCACGCCATTACCCAGCGCGATCGTCACGGCGGGCGTGTCGCTGTCCTGAGCGGCGCTGTAGGTGAAGTCGGCCGACATCTGGCCGCCGCCTTGGGTCTCGTCCTGGGGCTCTTCGAACTGGACGTTCGACTGCTCGATGCGCAGGAACCGCGTGGCGTCGTCCGGATCCACCGCTTCGAGGATCAGAACCCCGACGTCGTCGGTATCGGCGAAGTCCCGGAAGGTCTTGCCCCGGCCGTAGAGACGGAACGAGCCGGTGACGTCGACCTCGCCGAAGTGGTGGCGGGTCGGCCATTCGTCACCCGACAGGCCGTTGATGCGCTCCACGCCCAGGGTAATGGTCAGGTCCAGGTTGGTGGCGTCGCCGACCAGCACGTCGTTCCACAGCACGCGCCACTGCCAGTCGTTGAAATTGTCGTCGGCGGCGGCCGCCGCCACCGCGCCGCCGGGCCAGGCGTCGTCCTTCTCGGCCTTCAGCGGGATCAGGGTCAGGGTGAAGCGGGCGGTCTGGTCGGTCTTCTGCGCCGCGATCTGGATCTCGCCGACCGCCACGTCGATCTCATTGACGAAGTCGCCGCTGTCGTACTTGGTCGCCAGGCTCAGCAGGGCCGAGGGCTTGTTCCCCGCCGTGAAGCCGTGCTCGAACTCGCCGTCCGCGCCGGTCGGCGCGGCGCGATGGAACCCCGCCGACAGCCAGTATCCGGCCTCGGTCAGGTTGATGGGCACGACGCGGCGCAGCGAGCCGCCCGGCAGGCCGCGCTTGCGCTTGGTGCTTTCGCGGGTGTTCTGGGTCGGGACGCCCAGCTTCTCGTCCTTGACCTTGGGGCGCGGCATGCCGCCGGTCAGGCTGTAGAAGCGCACGGGCTTCCAGGCGGGGGCGATGGCGCCGGCGGCGGCCTGGAGGCCGAGCCGGGTCTCGACCGCGCGGCCGCGCGTCGAGTCTGGGATGGTGGTGTCGGCCATGATCGGCTCCGGGGTTTGAGGGCTTAGTCGAGGATGCGGATGTTGACGCCGGCCACGGCCAGGTCGGTGTCGGTGGCGGGGCGCGCCTGGCCGGCGGTGATCAGCTCGCCGACACGTTCGCCCCGGACGACCAGGCCGCGACGATGACCGTCAACATCGGCCAGCAGCACGCCGGCGTCGGACACGATGTCGGGCGCGGTGGCGGCAGGGATCGCGCCGGCGGCGGCCGGCCTTCTACGGGTACGGGACATGGGGGGCTCCTCAGCCGATCGGCGATGGACCCGACAGCAGGACGCGAACGGGAATGTTCGCCGCCGCCGTGGTCGGGATGTGGGCGTAGCGATGGTTGGTGAAGTCGGCGGGGCCGATCTGCAGTCCTCGCGCCACCCCGCCCAGGCGGCGTTCGGCATGGAGGATCGCCTGGATCGCGGCCAGGGCCTGGGTGAACAGCGCCTCGCGGATCGCCGCGTCCTCGCGCCTGACGATCAACTCGATGTGGAAGGTCTGGGCGTATTCCACGACGACCTGGTCCTCGCCGAGACCCAGCACCTGGTCCAGGATCTCCGCCCGGCCGGGCGCCATCACCACGTTCAGCCAGAGCTGCAAGGGCGGCTCGGCGGGCAAGGCCTCGTTGAAATTGACCAGGGCTTCGGCGAAGGCTTCCGCGTCGCGCAGGGCTTCATGCAGCGCATGGTGGGCGTCCAGGATCTTGCTCAAGCCTAGCCTCCGTTCTGGTCGATCCAGGCCGCCCGGGCCGAGCCCCACAGGTCCTTGGGTCCGGTGTAGGCGGGGATTGCCCGGCCCATGTCGTCCATCATCATGGCCGGCATGGTCTTCCAGTCGGCGGTTCCGGCCGTGGCCTCGGTCATGGCGTTCAGGCGCTTGCGCAGGTTGCCTTCGACGCGCTTGCGGTAGTCGGACTGGATCTTGTGGGCGACCTCGAGCCAGGGCAGGGGGTGACCCAGGCGCACCTGGGGAACCAGCCAGAACATCGGGATCTCGACCTGGTTCTTCTGGTTGGCCGCCGGGCCGATCAGGCCCGTGGCCTTGTCACGGCGCTTGACCAGGGCCCGCACGCCGCCGGCGCTGTCGGCCCGCCCCTGGGCGACCAGCATCAGGCCGCCGCCCTTCAGCGGGACCACCCGAAGTTTGCCGAACTTGCGCTCGACCGCCTCGGTGCGCGACTGGCCCCGGCTGATGCTGATCGACGCGGCCGGGCTGTCGGGGATCGGAACCGCCATCAGCGGGTGGCCGCGCAGCGGCTCGGCGTTGGCGAAGGCCTCGATGATGTGGGCGGCGCGCGAATAGAGAAAGACGGTGGGGCTGTAGGCCAGGCGGCTGCCGCTGGGCCGCATGTCCAGGCGCTGGGCGTTGGCGACCCGGTCGCCCAGGCCGGCGGCGCGGATGGCGTCGCGCTGCATCTCCAGACCGACCCGGCCCTCTTCCTCGGCCGCGCCCTTCAGGCCAGTCAGGATGTTGAAATTGACGTTGCGGGCCCACTTCTCCAGATCGCCCTGCAAGGCCAGCGTGACTTGCAGATCGGCGCTCATGGGCGGCGGGGATCCTCGAGATCCAGGTCAACCAGGGCGGCCGACTGAAACCGGGGTCCGGTGTCTGATGGGCTCAATGGACCGGCCAGGGCCTTGATCTGGATCACGCCCAGCTCGTCGGTGAAGCGCACCAGCCAACCCTTGACCGGATCCGCCTGGGCCAGAAAGTCGATCATGTCGAACTCGACGGTGTCGCCGACGTCGGCGAACTGGCTGCTCATGCCCTCGAAGTCCTGGGCCAGAGCCTTCTGGGTGACCGTGCCGCGCACGGTGCGCCAGGCGACGATCGGCGGCGAGACCTCGATGTCGCCGAGGATGGCGGCGCGGACGGCGGCGCCCAGGCTGGCGAGGGCGGAGGTGAAGATATCCATGACGATACGAGCGCCGCTCGCATCCGGCCTGCCGCGCGAGGCGACAGGCCGGATGCTCACGCAGCGCCGGCTAGGGCTCTTCGCCGTAGACGACCTTGGTCAGAAGCTGGGGCTTCTGCCAGATCGGCAGGGCGTTCATCTGGTATTTCCACTCCAGACCCGCGCCGTGCTTCATGACCTCTTCGGTCATGTGGATCAGGTCGGCGACCCCGGCCGTGCCCTGCTCGCGGATGTCGAGCGGCGGGGCGGCATAGGTCGCCTGGCTTTCGAAGGTGCCGGTCGGGTACGCATAACCCTCGTTGGCGTCGACCAGGCGCGTGGGATCGGCGTCGTCGGCCGAACCCCAGAGGCGGACCTTGGAGCGGACCTCCTTGATGGTCAGGCCGGCGATCTCGATCGTGCGGCGGTACTGGCCGTTGACCACCTGCCGCTGCTGGTTCAGCAGCTGCATCATGGCCGGGGTGTTGGCGTAGAACTTGGTCAGCGACGGGTGGCTGATGATCTTGTTGTAGAGCTCGGGGCTGGCCCGCATCTCCACACCATCCATCACGTCGTTGATCAGGCGGTCCTCGGTGCCGCCGACGATCGCCTCGATGCCCGCGGGCAGGTCGAAGTTGTCGTCGTCCAAGTCGAGGTAGACAACCGTCTGCTCGATGTCGAACACGGCGTACAGATCGTAGAGCAGGGTGTTGGCCCCGTCGCGGATCTGACCCTTCAGCGCGCCCCACTTCATCACTTCCAGGGTGATGTCGAACTTCAGGCGATTGCTGCGATGGCGGCGTTCGATGCTGTCGACCAGGACCAGCTCCGGTTCGCGCGAGCGGGAGGCCAGGGCCCGCCACTTGCGCAGATCGGCGGCCAGGACGCTGTCCTCGTGCGAGATGTTGGGGATCTCGAAGATCACGGACTTGCCTTCGCCGTGACGCGAGATGGTCGAGGGACGCCCGCCGGGAGTGACGGGCAGGGCGCGCAGGATGCCGTTCTGCATGCTGATGCGGACATAGGGCGTATCCAGGCCTTCGGCCGGGAACATGCCATCGGCGTTCAGCTGGCCGAAGGTGGCCGGGATCGAGTTGATCAGGCCGACGTGATCGGAGGCCAGGTAGGGGAGGGCCGAACCCTCGTTCAACAGTTCATCGGGGTCCACGGGACCCTCCTTTCGTTGGATGGATGGAGAGCCGGCCGCTGGGGCGGCCGGAAGTCAGGAGAGCCCGGCGATCAGCCGGAGGTGACGCACTTGATGCCGAGGGCGGCGAGGGCGGCGTAGGCGGTGGCCTTCTGGTTGTCGGTAACGCCGGCGTGCCAGACGAGACCTTCCTTGCGGCCGACGATCGGACCGCGCGCCAGGAAGGGCGCTTCGTCGCCGTCGACGCCGATGGCCGCTTCCTGATCCAGGACGTTGACGCCAAGGATGGTCTGGGCGCCGTTGACGGCCGTCGGATCCCACTGGACCAACTTGCCCGAACCTGCCGCGTAGCTGACCGTGACCGGGATCCGATCGCCCGCGACCCAGTCGGTCGCACCGTCCGGCAGAGTGAAGTTGATCATGCCGTTGTAGGCGACCGCCACCACGCCGACGCCGTCGACGACGCCGTCCGGGCGGACGACCTCGATCGTGCCGCCGTTGGCCGACGGCTCGATGACGACGATGTGGTAGACGCCCGCCAGGGCGCCGGCGTCGGCGGTCAGGTTGGCGATGGCGCCGTTGCCCGGGGCGCCGCCCGAGGCCGAGACGGCCGCGCCGGCGACGACATTGCCCGCGCCCAGGAGGATCGCCGCGACCAGGCAGCGCGAGGGCAGGACGCGGACGGTACCGACGCCGGCCGCCACGACCCGGGTGTCGGTCGTGTAGGTGGGATCATATTCGGAGTGGAGGAAGTCGCCGAGGCCCGTGAGAGCCGACGAGACGGAATAGGCCTTCATGAGGGCCTCCTGTGTGAGGACTGCAGGGATCGCGAATGGCCCGGCCGATGGGGCCGGGCCACGCCTCGCGGGAGCGCCGGGCGGTTAGCCGCCGGTCTTTTCGCGGTTGGCCTTGGCGCGGGCCGCCATGGCGTTGCTATGAGCGCCGCCTTCACCCGCCGGCTTGGCGCCGTCCGGGCCCAGGCGGGCCGAGCGGGCCATCACCTTGTCGAGCTTGGATTCGACCCGGGGCTTGGGCGCGCCGGCCTGGGCGGAGACGTTGGCCTTGAACTGGGCCAGGGACTGGCCCGAGCTGATGGCGGCCAGAGCCAGTTGCGGGTGGGTCTTGGCTTCGGCGCTGGCCGAGATCTTGGCCGCTTCCGACGAGGGCTTGTCATCCTTCTCATCGTCAACGATCACGTCATCGTCCTTTTCGCCGTCATCGCCCGAGCCGGCGCCTTCATCGCCGCCGGTCTCGTCATCCTTCTTTTCCGGGGTCGCATCGCCTTCCGCCAAGGCGGTCGCGATCTGGTCTTTGTTCAGGCCGGCCGCCTTCAGACGGCCCTCCAGCACGCTGCGCTTCATGTCGATCTCCTTGTCGGAAGCGTTGGCCGCGCCCGTGCGGGCGACGGATGGGGGGGAAGGGTTGGAAACCTTGGCGACCAGCGCGGCGAAGGCCTGGCGCTCGCTCATCACGGCGTCGATCAGGCCCAGTTGAAGGCCCGAGAGGTTTGGATCGTCGCTGTCGCCGTAGTAACAGCCGGCCTCGGTGGCCAGGATCTGCTCTTCGGATAGGCTGGGCCGGCCGGCCAGAACGTCAGCGACAAACCATCGGCCGCATTGCTGGACGTCAGCGTCGAAGTCGGCCTTCGCCGTATCGCTCAACGGCTCATCGAAGGCGCCATCGGCCTTCTTCTTGCCGAACACGAACTTGGTGGTGGTGATGCCGTCCGCGTCCAGGCCGCGCGACATCTCGCAGTGATTGATGACCGCGCCGATCGAGCCGACACCACACATCCGGCCGCCGACGATCCAGTCGTGTTGAGCCGTGCCCCAGTACATGGCGCTGTAGCTGGTTTTTACATAGGCCCAGCAGGGCTTTCCGCCAGAGGCTTCGCGGCCGTTGCGGACGGTCGCGGCCCATTCGGGCAGGCCTTCATCGGCGATGCCACCCGGGCTGTCGTTGATCGACAGGATGCCCAGCACGCGGGCGTCGGCGAACATCTCCTCGTAGGCGGCGTTGAGCGTGTCGTAGCCGTGATACCAGGTCGAGCCCCAGCCGAACCCTTCGGCCATCAGCGGGCCTTCGATGTGGATCACGCCGATCCCATCCTTCAGGATCCAGCCGTAACCAACCGCGTCCGGCTCGCCCATCCAGAAAGGGACGGTCAAGGTCGGCGCTTCGACCTGGGTCGCGCTTTCCTCGCGTGTGGAGAACATCCGCCGGGCGCGGGTGAAGAATTCCGAGACCTGCGAGCGGCGCTCGCGGCCGTCGGCCAGGACGCCCAGCATCCGCGCATATTGCGGGACCGCGCTGTCGCGCATGAGCAGGGGGCGGCCCGCGAGGGAGGCCGCGAGCTGGGCGGGATTACGCATGTGAGATCCTTCAGACGGCGCGCTGTTCGAGCTGCGCGTTATGGTCGGGCGAGCGGGCCATCGCGCGGACACGGGCTAGAGCCGGCGGTCTCTCGTCGCGCTGGCGCGCGGCCTCCGCGTCGTCGAGCGCCGGCCCGCCGTTGTGGCCCATCTTGCTGACGTGAGGACGGGGCAGGCCCAGCGCGTCGGCGTCGTCGTTCTCCAGGGCGCGTTGCTCTTGGATGTCCTCGTAGTCGTCGCCGCCATCCTCAGCCTCGCGCTCGAGGGTGGAGATCCCCAGCTCAACGCGGGCGGCCGCGGCGTCGATGGCCTTGGTCGGATCGATGACGCCCCGGCCAGGGCCGATGCAGTGGATCTGGCAATAGGCGTCGACTGCGTCGTAGAAGTCCGGTGCACCCTCGGGGGCCACGACGTAGCCGCGATCGAAGGCCTCCTCGAGCCACGCCACGCAGAACGGCCGGACGATCTGGTCTTCCATCATGCCCATCAGGGCCTGGGTCTCGGCCCAGGCGTGCAGCAGGGCGGCTTGGGCAGACGAGTAGTTCGTCTGCGAGTAGTCCATCGACAGCTCTTCGTAGGTGACACCCAGGGCCGAGGCGATCAGGCGGATGATGGCGCGGGCGAAGGCGTCGAAGCTGCCGACCTCGCGAGAGGCGGTCTCCAGCTTGATCTCATCCCCGTACGGGATGACGGGCATCTTCGGCCCGCCCTCGAAGCTGACCGGCTCTTCCTTGTAGTGCTCCTGGCGCCAGGCCTCGAAATTCTTGATGTCGCCGGCTTCGAAGTTCTCGCCAGCGGCGGCGGGCCCGCCATTGGACTTCATGTAGCCGACGATCAGGGCGTTGATCGTCGCCGCCTCGATCGTGGCGTTGGTGTAGCGGTCGAACGCCCGGAAGCTCTTCAGCGCCGCGACGAAGCGCGAGACGCCCCGCGTCTGGCCTGCGCGCTCAATCTCGAAGGCATGCAGGACCTGGGGGCGGCCCCACTCGGTCCAGCGATCGAAGGACTTCCAGCTGAAGGCGTTGCGATAGCCGAAATCGGCCGGGTGTTTTTCGCGGAACCAGTAGCGGATCGGCACGTCGCGGGCGTTGGTCTCGATCCCGCCCTTGAGGTTGTCGCCATCGGGCTTGCCGTTGGGGTTCGACAGGCGGTCCGGATCGACGATCTTCAGCCGGGTCTTGTAGCGGGTATCCTCATCGTCGGCCCACTGGGTCAGGGCCACGGCCTCGCCGTCGCGGCCGGCGATGTGACCGGCGACCAGACGCAGCTGCTGACCGAAGGTCTGGCGCCGCTCGGCGTCGGACATGAAGCTGTGGCCGTTGGCGTAGAGGTGAAACTCGGTGGTCATTACCGCGCCCAGCTCGCGGGCCGCCTGGCGAGTGATGCCCAGGGCGCGCCAGTCGGGGCGGAACTTGACCTTCCAGCCGCGGCCAACGGCGGAGTTTTTACGGCGGGCGACGGCCGCCTGGCCCAGGACGTTGTTACGGATCGTGTCGCCGACCCGGGCGGTCGCGCTGTTCCGGACCGGCAGCCAGTCGCGGTCGGCCGAGCGCAGCGAGGCCGGCCAACCGGACAGGAACGTGCCGTGGGTGCTCGCCCCCTCATAGGCCGAGCCAAAGTTCTGATCAGGGACGTCCATCATCGCCGAGGCGCGGGCGCGCGCCACCTCGAACGAGGAGATGGAGCGACCCGAACTGTTGAGCAGGCCGGAGGGGGCGAGCGGGGCGCGCATGCGAGCGGCGCTCGTACTAGGCTGCGGCGCCAGAGGCCGAGCCGGCGCCCGACTTCAGGGCTGCCAACGTCGCCTCGAGCGATTCCAGGCGGGCCGCGACGTCGCCGTCGACCTTTTCGGCGAACTCTTCCAGCTTGGCTACGCGCGCGTGAAGGACGTTGCTGGCCTTGGCAGCCTCGGCCTCCAGCGCCTTAACGACCGGCTTCTCCAGCTTCTTGGCGAGAGCTTCGAGCAGTGCGGGTTTGGCGGACAGGATGTCGATCAGGTTGGGCTCGACACGGGCGACCAGGGCGTCGATCACGGCGATCCTGATTTCGGGGTTCGCGACGATGGCGTCGGTGAACGCGGGTTGGGCCAATAGGCCATCGACCAGCGCATCAAGATCCACAGCCAAGCCGGGGCCGCCTTCGCCAGGGGCGAACGCATCCGGATCGTCCAGGGCGGCGGCGCTGACGGCGGCGACCGCGAGCTGGATCCGCTCGGCGAAGCTGGGCGGGACGGGCTGGTGCGGAAAGGTGGCGGCGGCGCTGACCGCTTGGGCCAGCCCGACCAGAGCGAGGACGATCTTCGACATGGGTGGTTCTCCGAGATTGCGCGAGGGCGCGGGGGTTAGCCGATGCGGAAGCTGAGGGCGCCGCGTAGCCGGCGGCCGGCGGCCTTGGCCTCCAGCTTCTCGATGGTGCGCTCCAGCCCGGCGGGGTCTGGCGCGTGGGTTTCCAAGCGGCGCGATCCGTGAGCGACGCTCTTCATCGCCGCGCCCCCGTTCACGAGTGCGAGATCGGCGCGGGCCTTTTCGAGGGCGGCTTGTTCGGCGGGGGTCAGGGCCATGGTCAGGCTCGCTTCTTCCAGCCCCAGCCGCTGTTGGCGGTCAGGAGCTCGGGCTTTGCGGGAGCGCCGGGAGGCGGCGCGGCGGGGGTGGGCGTTGGGCGATCCCAAAGGGCGTCGAGCTCGAGCTGTCCGGTCATCCGGCGGCGGGCCAGCTCCAGCCAATCGGGTTCGGCCCCGACGACGCCGACGCCCTTGGAGCGGGCGAGAGCGGCGTTGTAGACGTAGAGGTCCATCTCTTCGTTGCGGCGACGCACCCGGACCCAGGTCGCGGGCTTCATCACGCCGGTCTTCTTGTCTTGCCGCTCGATCAAGGCCTCGGCGGTCAGCTCGTCGAAGAAGTCGCGCTCCAGCCAGCCGGGCCAGACAGGCTTCCAGGGCGAGCGGGCCGAGGCCTCGCCGGCCAGGACGGCCGGGATGACGTCGTTGAGCAGCTCGCGCTTGAGGTCCCAGGTCCCGACCCGCCAGGTGCGGCAGCGCACCACCGTGCCGTCAGGGCCGCGCAGCTTCTGGATCGAGCCGCGTCGCAGCGGCATCAGGCCCCAGCCGTCCGCCCCGTCCAGGGCCTTGGCGTCGGGGAAGCGGGAGCAGAACGAGTAGACGTGGAACGTGCCGTAACCGCTGTCGACGCCGAAGCCTTCCAGGCCCAGGCGGCCGCCGTCCTCGTGCGGGTAGGTCCGGCTGCGCAGCTCCTCGACGGCGCGCCAGAGCGTCAGGTCATGGGGCGAGCCCTCGATCCGTCCGCGGTCGACGATGGTGTGGCGGGCCTCGGGACCCCAGCCGTAGACCGTCCACTGGGCCCAGTCGCCGTTGAGGTCGACCGCGTTGGTCAGCAGCTCGAAGCCCGAAGGCACGACAGCCCGGACCAGGCGGGCGTCGCGCTTGGCCAGAAGCAACTCGATCGGCGTCTGCAGGACCTGCAGCTGATAGGCCTGGCCCAGGATCTGCTGGCTGAAGGAGGTCTTCACCGCCTCGGTTCCGGTCTCGGCCTTGCGGTGCTCGCTGGCGATGTGGTCCCAGTCGATCGCCGAGGAGACGATCTGCCAGGCGAAGTAGCTGGGCTGGCGGTGCTCCAGCGGGCGGGCCCGCCAGGTCTCGAAATCGGCGGCTCGGATGAACCAGGCGGGTGCCGGATTGGCCTCGTCCTTGGAAGGGAAGGTCGGGATCCAGCCGCCGCGTTGGCAGTTCATGGGCCGGTACGGGTGGCAGCGCCGGACCATGTCCTCCTTGTGCTGGTGGCGGATCTCGCCGCCGCACTCGGGACAATTGAAGTGCGGTGTCTCGCCCAGCTTCAGGCCCTGCATACGGTCGTAGTCCAGGCGGATCAGAACGCCGTTGGGATCGTCGCCGCAGTGCGGGCAGGGGTGGTAGAGCTGGCGCTGGTCGCCGGCCAGGTAGTCCTCGGTGACGGGGCAGCCCACCAGCTCGGGCGCGGCGCCCTCCTCGCGCTCGCCCGGGGTCTCCTCGCTCTTGGCCCGGACGATGCCGGGCGTGGCGTTGTGGAAGGTCTTGGCCCCGGCCCGCTCCCAGCGCAGCTGGCGCATGCGGATCTGCGAACGCGGATCCCCGCGGCCGCCGACTTCCAGGTTCCAGTTCGGGGTCTCTTCATAGACGACCAGGCACAGGCTGATCATCTGCAGGGCCTTGGGCGAGCCGGCCCCGAAGAACTGACCGTAGCCGCCCGAGAACTTCTTGTAGGTCGAGCTGCTGCCCGTCTCGTCGCGGCTGGAGACCGGGCGAAGCTTGCGCTTCAGCTCGGGCGTGGCGTCGCAGATCGGCTGCCACTTTGTGCGGTTGTACTTCAGCACCTCCTCGGTGCTGGGCAGGGCCACGCCCCAGGGGCGGGGCTGAACCGCCGAGTAGTACATGGTGGCCACGATACCGACCGTTGTCTTGGCGATCTGAGCCGAGCCCTTCATCGTGATGTCGCGGCACGGGTCGTCGCCGTGATGTCGATCCAGCGGCTCGATCAGGTACTCGAAGCCATCCCAGTTGAGCAGACCAGGGCGGTCGGTCCCGGTCTCGCCCGGGATGTCCAGGCGGCCCTCCGCCCATTCGCTGATGCGCTGGTCCGGAGCAGGCGTGACCACCAGGGCCAGGGCCCGTAGCAGAGACGCCGCGCCGGCCGCGACTTCCGCCGGGCTGAACACGTCCATGTCAGGCCTGGACGAGGCTTTCGTCGGCGGGTTCGTCGGCCAAGTCGTCGACGGCCAGCTCGAGACCAGCGGCCGCGCGGGTCAGGTCGCGCACGAGGGCTTCCATCAGCAGGCGATCGGAGGCCTTGAGCTCCAGCTCGACGGCGCGCAGGTCGGACATCTCGGCCAGCTTGCTGGCCAACTGGCGGCGGCGGCGCTCCAGGGCCTGGACGAAGGCGAGGCCCGCGCCCTCGACGGCGGATTGCACCGACGCGCGCGCCAACACCTCGCCCTTGCGCTCGGCCAGGTCCAGCGCCAGGACCTCGTCGCGCATGTTGCGGCGGACCGGCTCCTCGCCACCCCGCACCCCGGGAGCAGTCTTGGTGTTTACGGCCTCCCGCTCGGCCACCTTGTCCTGCACCGCGAGCGATCCGCCGCGCGCCAGGGTGAGCGCGTTGAATTCGACGGTTTCAACGTTGCCCCGGCCGCTCCGCTTCACAGGAACGTCGGAATTGGCGGCGATGAACCGCGAGATGCTCGATTGCGCCACGCCCAACAGGCGGGCGGCTTCGGATTGAGAGACCCAACGCTCGTCGGCCATGCACCAGGCCCTCCCGACTATGCAGGCGCATAGCGCCTATGCAGCTGCCGAATAGCGTTCACTAGAAAAGGCCCGCGACTTTGAGCTGC